CGCGGCTCATTAATTTCCGCCGTTTTCAGTTCGCCAGATTTGTTGATATATGTTGCCGTTGATGCGCGACTGAAATTAACCTGTTTATCACTGGCAACCTGAACCACATTATCACCAATCTTCACTTTTTTATAACCCGGAGAATAGCCCGTAATCATATCCAGCGAATCATTAAAGGGTATCCACACATCCGGCAGCGGCTGTAAAACATATCTGTACGGCTCTGCTGTCTGGTTTGCGTATTCTCTGGCAGCATCTTCACTTGCTTTTGCTGCCGTCTGGCTTGCTGCCGATGCTTTCGCCGAGTTCGCCGCCGCTGTTTCGCTCACCTTTGCGTTGGCTTCACTGTCTTTGGCATTCGTCTCACTGGTTTTCGCTGCCGTCTGGCTGGATTTTGCGTTTTTTTCGCTGGCCTTTGTGGCTGTCTCGCTATTTTTCGCGCTGGTTTCTGATTTTTTGGCTGCTGTCGCGGAGTTTGCCGATGCAGTCTGCGAGGCCGCTGCCGCCTGTGCGCTGTTAGCTGCATTCGTTTCTGAGGTTTTCGCCGCATTCTTCGATGAGGCTGCTGCCGTTTCGGATTTCTTTGCCGCCGCTGCACTCTGTGATGACGCTCCGGCATGACGTGCCACTTCATTCACCATCAGCTCAAAACGGCGCAGTGCCTCCGGACGAACATCATCCTCCGTCATGGCGCCGAGAAAATCATTCAGCGTACCTGGTCTGGAACCTTCATAGACGGTAATGGTCCCGGCATGTGAAGGCGGAAAATCTTCAACCAGCAGGGTGACGCTGTACTGGCCATACTCAACATCCATGCTGTAACGCCCGGCTTCATCCGGATTTTCAGAGGCCACCGTGTTCACCACCACCGTGCTGCTGGTCCGTCTGGCCTTCAGCACAATGGTGCAGTTCTGTACTGGTTTTCCTGTGCCATCTTTAAGCACGCCAGAAATTTTTACTGTCATACTTTTCCACCAATAAAAAAAGCCCGCAGCAGTGACGCCACGGGCTTCAGGACAGTGTAACTTTACGTTTCCTCAAACGCAGTTCACCCCATAAGGCGGATGAACCTGCGTATCATAACAATATTTACAGAAGATAAATCGGCGTCTGTTGTCAGAAACGGTATCCGATACCAACAATAAATGCATCCGTTCGCCAGTCGCCACTACCGGAACCTTCATAAGCAATATCAATGGTCACGGATTCGGTCGGGTTAAACTGCACGCCAGCTCCCCACGCCAGAGACGTGTTGCTGTGGCGATCGTCATCACTTCCGGTCAGCACATCGTGCGTTTTCCCCTTGTTGTCAGTTACGCGGAGATAATCCCCGGAGAACGTCGACACACGGCTGTAAGCCACACCTGCCATCGCATAAGCACTGAACCATTCATTCACGCGTACAGATGGCCCCGCCATCACGCTGAACCAGCGGTTACGCACGGAATCTTCATGCCAGCGGGTATCGCTGTAGTGCGTTTTTTGCTCATCCTCAGCATTGGCATAACTGAAGGACGTAATCAGCCCCAGCGCGTCCGTAAACTCATAACGGTATTTCACGTTAATCCCGTTCAGATTATCGCTGCCTGGCATATCAGTGTGGGTCTGAAGATACCCGGCGCTTAGTGTGGACTGATGCTCTGCTGCGCTCGCTGGCGTACCAGCGGCAACCAGCCAGACTACTGCGGACAGAATAACAGCACATAATTTACGCATAATTACCTCTCGCTTTTCTGCAATAAAAAAGGCGCCATTTCTGGCGCCCGTATTGGGGTTATAAAATTCAGCTAATCGTGATGCCTGCAGTGGCTTTCTTCATCACAACAACCAGCAAATCGCTGATACTTGCTGTGGGATACCAGCCATTTACCCACCATGCTGATACAGAAAACTCCAGCGTCATGTGGCCGCGACCAGCAGGCATATCAATAACACCACTGTAAACCAGCGTATTATCCAGCGCGGTACGGTTATAAATTTCAGCACCGTTTTTCCGTACTATCAGGCGGCATGACGAATAAATATCGTTATTCTCCCGCTCATGTCTGGCACCGCTGAATGCCACCGCCGGAATAACAATTTGCCGGTCAAACGGCTGATCGTCATAAACCCTGACGGTAATGGTCCCTGATGGCCACCTCTCCGGTGCACGGGAGTCACGGGGGAAAGCCTTACCCACTGTTTTAACGAGATCGCCTTCAATCTGGTTTGCAGACAGTTTCCCTCTGATGACACAGTTCTCGTTAATGGTGACATTATTGAGCGTGCCGGTATTCGCCGTGATGGCTCCACTGATATCCGCATTGCGGGCTGCCAGCCTGCCATCCGGCGTCAGGGAAAACGTAGGAGGATTGCCGGATGACGTGATGCTCACCGCAAACAGTCGCTTCAGGAACACGTCGTTCATGAACAGCTGATTCCCCTGCGCCACAAACAGCGGCGTGGTGTTGCCATTCTCCGGGGTAATCATCGCGATACGGTCAGCCTGCAGCAGAATACTGCTCAGCGTCTGACCATCAACATCCTCAATCCCCGCACCAATCCCGGCCACATAGGGAATACCGTTTTTTGTTTTCTGCACCTTCAGCATATACATGGCATTCAGCTCATTGCGCGTGTCTGACTGAACCCGCTGGATTTGCTGTATGGTCACGGCCTGGTCACCCAGTTTTTTATCCGTGGTCGAGGTAATTTCACTCCCTTTTTTATCCACGTACTGGCGGACCTGTGCTATCTGTCGGGCATTTTCTGACTGCCCCTGGCTGACAGTCTGTGAGATTTCACTGCTCACCCGGTCCACTTTCTGGCTCACCTGCGCGATGGCCAGTGTCTGGTCCTCATTCTTTTTCGCAACCAGCTGCGTGAGGCTGTTTTCCGCCTCCCCGATTTTCCGGGTCACTTCTGCGATATCCGTGTCCATCCGCTGACGGATGTCTTCTTCCAGTTGCGTGACCTCCGTACGCAGCGCTGAAGCATCAATGCGCTCTTTCAGTGCCTGGCCCAGAAGCGTCTCATCTATCAGCCCCCGGAAAATTTCCAGATACCCTTCACCATCATTGCTGGGCTGCCCGCTGGCTTCCACAAAAGCAGATTTTCCCACCAGGTTGACGCTTCGCACGTAAAACCAGAAATCCGTCCCCGGCTTAATCCGGCTCCCCTGGACAGTCCACTGACTGCCGGTCCCCAGATAACGGGCAGATTTTTCCACCTGTGCCGTGTTCGTGATGCGTTTTTCTGAGAACCAGAATTCAAACTGTACCGTCGGGTCATACACCGCAAGACGCGGGACCGCCGTTATCTGAAAATACCCCGGCGTCAGCTCAATGGTGGCGGGTTTTGCAGGCGCGTTAATCCGGAAGGTGGTGGTCGCAGGTTCGCCCTGCTGGCCGTAGCTGTTAATGGCCCGCACCGTCAGGGTGTATTCCCCCAGCGGCAGACCACTGAAACGGTGCTCCGTGTCTGCGGTGATGGCGGTGCTCACCAGACGGCTGTCTTCTCCGCTTCCGCTGGTCAGACGCAGACTGAAGCGCACACCCTTCACCACCCGCGGCGTGTCCCATTTCGCCTGTGCCAGATACTGACCGTCAGCTGCACTCACCTCCACCGTCAGGTGCTGCACTGCCGGTGGGATAACGCTGTTCAGGCTGCCTGACTGCGGCTCAAAGCTGGCCCCGTTATCCACAATGGCTTCTTTTTCCGGTACGTGCTGCACCGCCGTGATGGCGAACGTGCCGTCCGTGTTTTCCCGAATGGAGACACAGCGGAACAGGCGACGACGCAGTGACGGCAGGGAGAGTCCCCACACACCGTATGTCTCCACACCATCCGGCAGGGTGCTGACCTGTATCCGGTCAGGCGCGGGGTGTGCGGTGATGGCCACGCTCGCCGGCTTACCGCTGCCGTTAATCAGATTAACAGTGGCCGTGCCGGTCTCCGGCAGTGTCACCTCCCGGTCCAGCGTCAGGGTACGGCTGGCGGCATCGATGGACAGGACACGTCCGCCGGTCATGGTCCCGGCATAGTCGTTATCACAGATTTCAATGATGTCACCGGGTGTGTGACGCAGCCCCTGTGACCCGAGCGTGAAATCCACCGTCTGCGTTTCCAGCAGTTCGGTCTTTATCACCCACAGCCCGGCACGGTGGGCCTGACCGCGGCTGGTACAGCCGAACGCGTCCATCTTCAGCAGGTTGCGTCCGTAGCGCAGTATGGCTTCCGGGTCTTCCACCAGTTCCGTGGAGGTCTGCCAGCCGTTCTGCGGGTCGGTGTAATTCACCTCCACTGCCGTGTGCCGGTCCTTCAGGGCACTGAAGCTGTAGCGGAAACCCACGCCGTTATCATCCACCACCACATCGCTGTTGGTGTACGGCCACACCACATCCGACGGACGGTCCTGAACGAACATCAGCGTCTGGCCGTTCCATACCGGCATACAGCGCATCGCAGAGCAGAAATCACTGAGAACGTCCCACGCCTTACGCTGTTGTGCCAGGTACGCATTAAAGGTCATCCGCGGCTCGGTCCCCCCGAAACCATCCGGGACCGTCTGGTCGCAGTACTGCCCGATGGCATACAGCGCCCACTTGTCCACATCCGCCGCCCCCAGACGTTTTCCCATGCCGTAGCGCGGGTGAGTCAGCATGTCCCACAGACACCAGGCCGGGTTGTTGCTGTATGCCGGTTTCAGGCTGCCGTCCCAGATACCACTGTACGTGCGTTTTTCCGGGTCATAGTTTGACGGCACCTGGATGATGCGACCGCGGATATGGTAGTTCACCGTCATCTGCTGGCCGCCGAACTGCTCCGCATCCACCTGCAGCCCCACAATGGCCGTGTTCGGGTAGCACTGTTTCACATCGATGATTTCGGTGTATGACGACCACAGCGTCTTATTCTGCAGCTGGTCCGTGGTGCTGTCCGCCGTCTCCCTGACCATCCGGATGTTAAAGGGCCGGGGAGGCAGATTATCCAGAATCACCGAGGCCAGGAACTGCGAGGTGGTCTTGCCGTTAATGGTGACATCCTTTTCCGTCACCCAGCGGCCATTACGCTGTAACTGAATCAGAATCCGGACAGAGGAAGGATTACGGTCGCCCTTTGACGTGGTCTGCACCAGTGACTGCACCCCGAAGGTAACCCGCAGGCGGTCAATGTTCGCGGACGTAATGGTGCGCGTCACCGGTTTTGCCTTCGTCACTTCCACGCCCAGTCCGGTTTCAGCTCCGGAGGACTCAAAGCCTTCCGGTGGTGTCTGCTCCTGCTCCCCGGCACGCCAGACCGCAGTCACACCGTGTATCACGGGATTACCGTCCGTGTCCGTCAGCGGGGTTTTGTTCACCAGAATACTCTGCAGTCCCTTCACCGGACCTTCTATCGGTCCCTCACCAATCGCATCAATCACACTCATCATCTGCGTGGATTTGAGATTATCCTTCGCCTCACGAGGCGTGTGTGCCTTACCGCCACCTTTTCCCATACAGCCTTCCCCTGAATAAATTAACCGCCACTTGCCATTCCGTACAGAAGTCGGATATCCTTCGCCCGAAAAGCATGAAACACATTTCTGCCATGCTAAAGAGAAACCCCGGTATCAGCAGATACCGGGGTTTTCTTTCATGCCCACCGATAATCCTGTTGGTTAAAACCGGTAATGGCATAAAAATTCTGAATATCTTCACATTTTCACAAACTGACTGTGGCGCGTATAATTTCTCTGCGTTAATTTTTTTGTCGTGATATAAGAATAATTCCTTACACTTAATCTTCGTAACTCTCCCGCAGTTCCTGTCCGCGATCACTGCGGGATTTTTTTATTCTTTTTACCCCTGCCGCCCGATAACCACGACCTTTCCGCCCCCGCCTTCATCACGGGTGCTGATGTCCTGGGATATACGGCGGGAGCCAACCAGCATTTCCCCGTAAGGCACCGGCATCGGGTTCCCCTGGGCAATCATGTTATCCAGCGAGGAAAAGTACGTGTTCTGTCTGCCGTTATCCGTTGCGCGGTAATCCGGTGTTTTTGCCTTCGGGGCCAGCATCTGGGCCACACCGCCCAGTATCATGCTGGCCCCCAGTGAAAACAGCATCGTGGTGGCAGAAAAACCGCCGGCACTCAGGGCTGTACCCCATAACACCATCGAGGCACCGGCCGTGAAGAAAGAGCCCACGATGGCTGCCGCCCCCAGCACAATCTGCAGTCCGCCCTTTCCGGCTCCGGCCAGTCGCGGCACAATGTGGATGACCGTTCCCTCACCCAGCTGTTCGTGAAGACGGGCGTACACCGCCTCCGGTGCCGTGTCATCACCGGCAATACGTATCTGGTACCAGCCTTCGTTCATCTGACGGCGAAAGCCCGGCACCTGTAACGACAGGGCACGGATGGCTTCCGCTGCCGTGTTCACATACAGGCTGAGGCGGCGGCCAAATCGTTGCAAATCCCCGTGAAGGCAGATGCGTGCCAGTGGCGGTGACGCCAGACAGAATGCGTTCGTCGTTGCCATTTTTCGGAATACCTCTCCCGTTTACTCAGTTGTTCAGGAATATGGTGCAGCAGCTCGCC